CGACATGGGTTATATTGTTGCAGGATTATCAATTGATATTGAAAACGGATTAAATTCTAACTTCCATGCTATCCAAGCAGGTAAAAGATATTTTAACTCAGTATCAGGACAGATTGCAAGAACTACACAATTATCACAAACACTTGCTGGTATTAACTACGGTAAGTTGATTATTAATACTATTTTACAAAATGGTACAGTAACTCCTGTAAGAAACACACACGGAATCGAACAAGTTATTGATACTGGACAAATAGTTAATTCTACAACTAGAAATGCTGTTCTTGCAAAGATTGATGTTACAACTAACATTATCGAAAATGGATTAGGTGTACTTAATACAACAGCACTAGTTGAAGGTTCAACAATTACTCTTAATATTTCAAACGGTGGCCAAGGTTATGTTGACCAAGGTATTGGATCTAACGTAGATATTCTTCCAGGAAAAATTATACGTGGTAGAACTTCAGGTGCATTAGGTAGAATTGTAAAATATACTAGAGGTTCTAACGAAGATATATTACGTATATTCTTAATTGAACCAAGACAATTTGTTGATGGTGAAGAACTTGAATATGGTAACTTTGCACTAACAAAACAAATTTGTATTCATGTTGAATCAGGAACATTTTATGAAGACTATCCAATTAAACTTCCTGCAAACTGTTCAATTAAAGGAACAGACTTTAGACGTTGTTTAATTAGACCAAAGAATAGAGGATCACAGTCTAAGTGGGCAAATACTTATTTTTATAGAGATGCAAACTTTGACGGACTTGATTTAATTCCAACTGGAAACTTAGATGCTGTTGAAATTATTAATCGTAACAAAGAATTTGTTAAAGACGAAACTATTGCTTGGATCGCTAATGAAATTGCTACAGCAACTCCGGGATCACTTTTTGATGGCTTTACATATAACGAAGCAAAATGTGAACGTGACACCGGCATTATCCTTGACGGTATTGCACACGATTTGAAATATAATGGTAATGCTAAAACTTACGAAAACGCGGCAAAATATTATGTAGGTACACAGAGTTTAATTAATGGTCAGGAAGCACAAACTGCGGCGGCACTTGAATTTACAAAAAGCCTAGTTGTTGACTATATTATTCCGCAAGTTGACTTTGCTGAATTACAAGTTATTACAGCACAATATCGTGATACAGTTTATCAAGCAGAAGCCGGCACTGCTACTAAAGCAGAAGAACTTATGGATTCAATTATTGATGTTGTTTCCAACGGACTTGCTAATCTTCCAGACTTAATTGATCCACGTTATGGTTATCATTATACAGTAAATCCAACTAAAGAAATTAACGTTGGCGCAAACGGTATTAGCAATCCCGGAGAGTTCTTTGGTGCGGCAAAACTAATTCAGTTAAACAAACAATTTATTGTTGAAGAAATTATTGCATATATTAATACAACTTATCCGGCACTTGGATACAATGAGTCAAAATGTAGAAGAGACACTGGACTTATTGTTGACGGACTTGTACTTGATTTAAAAACAGGCGGTAGAACAGAATCGTTGGCGAATCAAACAGCATACTACTTAGGTGCTGTATCAGGACAAGAAAACGAAACCGTTGATGCTATTAACTATATCAAAACAGTTGGTGCGGCAGTATTAACTAAAACTCCATTTGGAGCATCGTTACAATCAAATGTTGCACAGAATACAACTGCTGATTCAGTAGCGGAGGCAGGCTCGCAAACTAATATGGAAGGATTAGTTGACTGTATTAAATTTGCGTTTGATGTAAATTATAACCCACCGAAAAATAACCAAGACATTGATGTGTTTATGATGAATGATTCAAACAGAATTATGAACGTAACAATGCAAGGACATGGTGGCTTTGCTCAAGTACTTGATCCAGATGGACAAATTCTAATTAAATCACCTTATGTACAGGTTTGTGGTTCATTTAGTAAGAGTAAAAATGAGCAAGCATTTAGAGGTGGTATGTACATTGATGCATTTACAGCAAACTTAACGTGTACTGTACTTTCTAAAGATGATCCGTTTACACTTAATGTTTCAAGCGGTATTGGCAGTGGACTAAGAAAACGACGTCCTGAAACACCTTGTCCATTTTATATTCAAGGTATACGTTATCAAGTTGATGCTGTTACAAATTATGACCAGGCGGCAGGTACTGCAACATTATTCCTAAATCCAACATCAGGTGATGGTGCAGGATTTACTTTTGCAGACTTTACAGATATTGTATTACAATCCGCTGGTAATACTTCAATGTTAGCAAACGACTACACACAGGTTAACGATTTAGGTTATGGTATTGTGTGTAATAACGGAGCACTATCAGAACAAGTTTCAACGTTTACATATTATAACCATGCGGCATATATGGCAAACAATGGTTCACAGATTAGATCACTAAACGGTTCTAACTCAAACGGTAACTATGGTTTGGTTGCGGCAGGTTCAGATCCAAACGAAGTTATTGATCAAATTACTTTGTTAGATCCAATGGTGCAAGTTGCTCGTGTATATGATGACGGTGTTACATACTTAAACGAAGCAGGCAAAAATATTGTTTACGTCTACGATGTTGATTTTATTCCAACTAACGTTTCAGAACTTGAAATTGATCACGGACCAACTATTGGTACAGTTAGATACGAAGTAGCAAGTATTCAAAAAACTGAAGTAACTGTTCCTGGTGCTTCTAGAAATATTAATGTTTATAAACTAAACATTACAGGTAATGAAGGACTAACTGCGGCCTTAGCCATTCATGACAAAGTTCAAATAAGATCATTACAAAACTTTATATTTGATGACTTGAAACAGGTTGCTGTTATTAGACCTTCAACTGCTATTGTATTTGATGAACAAGATGATTTTACTTATAGAACTATTGCATACGGTAGTGCTGACTCAGTTGGTAATGTTCTTAGTGGTGCTAATCAACAGTTAGTTACATTTGATTCAAATTATGATTATATTAGATTAGTTGTAGACCAAAATAATGTTGCAGGAACAGCATTTGCTGGAACAGGTACAACACACGGAGCAACAGTAGGTGACACTGCTATTGCTGTTACAAAATTAACTGAACAATCAGAAATTAATAGACTTAACAACGGTGATATGCTTTTTGCTTGGGATGGTAAAGTTCATAGGATTTTAAATTACTCCGACAAGGTAACATATGGTATCATTGAAATTGAAGATAAAAACAATATTAACGATGCAGGACTAGGCGATGCTGTTGTAGCAACTGGTCTACAGAGTAGTTTACAAACAGCAACACTAACTAGAACACTAAGAGTTGGATTAGATGGTGGTGAGAACGCAGGGTTAACAGTTAATATTTCAGTATGTAGAGCAACTGGACACGACTTTAACGATATTGGATCAGGTGGATTTAATACTTCTAACTATCCGAATAAAATTTACGGTGCACCACAAGCGCCGCAACAAGCAAACGAAGTACAAGAACGTGACAAAGGTAGAGTGTTCTACGTGTCAACTGACCAAGATGGTTTCTTCCGTGTAGGTAGATTCTTTACAGTTGACCAAGGTACAGGACGAGTTACATTTGCGGCAAGTATTGCATTGAGTAATTTGGACGGTATTGGATTTAAACGTGGTGTTGTTATTACTGAATTCTCAAGTGATGATGGAATGACAGATAATGCTGTTGACTCGGCTCCAACTGAATCAGCAGTGCGTGGCTATGTAGATAGACGTTTAGGTATTAATAAAGATTCTCTTTCAGTAACTAATCCAATTGGCGCTGGCTTTATTGCTCGTGATGGATCATTGTCAATGGAAGACAACCTTAATATGGCAAGTAACAAGATTACTGCACTAGGAGATCCGGGCAATGAGTTTGATGCTACTAACAAACGTTATGTAGATGCTAGAACGCCATTTGGTGATTCATTAATGTATGGCACTGGTGCTGATGGTGCTAGAAATGCTAACGACATTATTGTATGGACAGGATCTGAATGGGACACTGCTACACCAACAGGATATTTTGAGTTTACTTATAATGCTGTAGACAAAACTGTATCAACTGGAATTGCAGATGGTAGTATTGTAAACGCAGATGTAAACACAGGGGCGCAGATTGCACAAAGCAAACTAAACATGAATGCCGCTGGTGTTAGATCAACTGCCGCTGGTATTACTCAAAATAATTTAGGTATTGCTGTATTTGACAGTGCTGTCTTTAGTAGCAACAACGGCTTTATTAGCATTGACGAAGGACAGTTAGCAATTACTAAACTTGCTAATATTCCAGACGAAACTGTAGTTGGTAGAGCAGTAGGTGATAGTTCCGACGGTGATGTAAGTGCAATTCCTTTTGCAACTATTGTTAACCAAGGTGGTACATTTACTACAAGTGGTGCTCCAAGTTCAATTGTTAAAACACATACAGATGGTTCAATTAATGTACAGGCATTAGAAATTGACAGTTCAAGAATTATTGACACATCAGGAACAACTGTAAACTTTTCAAATCCAGGATCAACATTATTCTTAAGTTCACAAACAACAGGTGGTGGAGTTACTAATAACTCAATGACTGGTAACCTAAACATTGGTGCAAGTAGAGCAACAGAAAGTACCTTCCAAACAAACAGTTCGTATGCAGGTGAAAATTATGTTTCCGCAGATTGGATGTATTCACACTTTATTGAAGCACCGAGCGAAGCAGATGGCAACGGAACAGGTATTGCTATTGGCGCTGGCACTGGGTTTTCAAATGCAGATCAAATTGGTTTTGTAACTAATGGCGATCAAACATTAGTAGTTACTAACACAGCACTTTTACCAGGAACAGGTGATATTTACGATTTAGGTTCTTCTTCACTTAAATTTAATAGGGTATTTGCTATTGAAACAAGTGCTCAGGCAAACACAGCATTGTACGCTGACTTGGCAGAGAACTATTTGGCTGATGCTAATTATGAAATCGGTAGTGTAGTAATATTTGGTGGCGAGCAAGAAATTACCGTAACTAAATTAAAAGACGACAGAAGAGTAGCAGGTGTTGTTTCAGAAAAACCTGGTTATTTAATGAACGCAGGTGCAGAGGGCGAGTTTGTTACAGCGATTGCATTACAGGGTAGAGTTCCTGTAAATGTTGTAGGTATTGTTAAGAAAGGAGACTTGTTAGTTACAGCAAGTATTCCAGGTTATGCAATAGTAAACAACGATCCAAAAGTTGGAACAGTAATTGGTAAAGCATTACAAGCCAAAGACGATCCCGGATATGGCACAGTTGAAGCAGTGGTAGGGAGAGTATAATGGCACAGAGAATTATAAACATTGGATCAAGTGCTAATAAAGGGGATGGTGATCCGATACGTACAGCATTTAGTAAAGCAAATGACAACTTTACTGAATTGTATGGAAAAGTTACTGTACTCGAAGATGGTACTGTTGCACAGGTACAAGATACTAAAGGAAGTATATTTGCAGATGACAGTACTCTACTTGTAGATGCTATTAATGGTATTATTCCTGCTTCAGTAGTAAGCGGAACACTTAATAACAATACAGTAGGAACACATACAGGTCCTGTAGATGGTGACTTAGTAGGATCAGTTTTTGCTGATAATTCAACATTACTTGTAGATGGTGTTAACGGAACAATTCCAGGTTATGTAAGTATAGCAGAAATAAAATCAATAGCGGCGGCAAGTATAGACTTTGCTGACTTCCAAACAAGGATAGCGGCGTTATAAATATGAGTATAGGAAAACAAAATGGCAGATAGAATACCACTAATTGTAGATGTAGATGACGGTAATAAGTTAAAAGAATTACCCATCGGTGATAACTTAAACTTAACTGGATCAGGTATTATTGGTGCAGGTAATATTCAAGCAACCAGTCTAACTGTTGCAGGAGTTCCATATAATCCATTTAGTGGTGCATATGCAGACTTAACTGGTACTCCGACTATTCCAGAAAATACAGACGATATTGTTGAAGGTACTAAAAAGTATCTTACTGATGAACGTTTACAAGATGGAGTTGCAGGATTTTTAGTTGCAGGTGTTGGGATAATTTTAAATTATAATGACGCCGCAGGAACACTTACAATTGAAGCAACTGGAGTTGGCTCAGGCGGTGGTGGTGGATCTACTACACTTGCAGGATTAACAGATACAACACTTACAGCACCTGCTGTAGATCAAATTTTAAAATATAATGGCAGTGCATGGGTTAATAACTCGATAGCATATTCAGAAATTACTGGTCGTCCTAATTTTGCTACTATTGCAACAACTGGTAGTTATAATGATCTAAGTAACAAACCTATTATTCCTATCGACCTTGATGATTTAACAGATGTTGACACAACTACAACGCCTCCAACAAATGGTCAAGTTTTAAAATGGCTAGAAAATAAATGGGCACCAGCAGACGATATTACACAAGGTGGTAGTGGACTAAATGCAGATACACTTGATGGATTTGATAGTTCTTATTTCCTTGATTGGACTAACACAACTAACAAGCCTGTTTACCAAGTTAGTGATTTAGATGACACTAGTATTTCAAATCCAGCAGGAGATCAAATTTTAAAATGGACCGGCTTAACTTGGATTAACGCAACTAATGAACCTGATTTTAGTAACGTACAAAATACTCCAACTACACTAGCAGGATATGGAATTACCGACTCTCCTACAGTATTAACAGACCTAGGTATTTCAGATGGATCTGCAAACGGAATTTTTAAAACAGATGGTGCAGGCAACTTTACTTTTGCAACAAGTTTATCAAACTTAACATTAACTTCTGTAGCAAGCATTGGATTTGCTAGTGGCGCTACAGTAAACGAATTTAGTACAGATACTACACTTGCAGGAAATTCAAATACAGTAGTTCCGACAGAAGCGGCAGTTAAAGCATATGTTGATTCAAACATTGGCGGAGGTGTTGTAGACGGACTTGCTTCTAGAGGAACAGTAGAAACAGCAACCGCCAGTATTGCTAACAACGTAGATGCTAATGTAACATTTACTGGACACAAAGCATACGCATTGATGAGCATTCAAACATCCGCGGCGGCTTGGGTAAGATTATATATTAGTTCATTAGCAAGGACAGCAGATTCCACAAGAGGAGAAGGAGTAGATCCTTCACCAGATGCTGGAGTAATTGCAGAAGTATTAACATCAGGGGCGCAAACAATTAATTTTGGTCCGGCGGTATTAGGCTGGAACTTGGCAAACGATACAACAATTTACGCGGCAGTTAAAAACAAGAGTGGGGGAACTGCAACTATTAGTACTACACTGACTCTTCTTAAAATGGAGGCATAATAATGTCTTTGGCTAAACTAGTCCAAAAAAGAGTGTACATGGTCACATTACATTCTAAAGATGATCTAGATTCGTTCTATGACGATATGCAAACTCCGGGTGGCGATTTATATATTCCTGATAGAGCAGTTACAGTAAACAACCAAAGACCGATTTCACGTACAACTGAATACTGGCTCACTGATGTCGAAGCAGAACTAGTAAAAAATGATCCTAGAGTTAAAGTAGTTGAACTTAATCCTAAAGATAGAAATATTGAAGCAGAGCACTTTGATATTATTGAACAAACGGGTGACTTTGATCGCGACTCGACTAACTCCAGCAATGATTTAAACTGGGGTCTTTATCGTTTAACAAGAGGCAGTAATCTTACAAACTGGGGCAGTTTGTTTACTAATTTAAATAGCACTATCAAATTAAATGCAACAGGTAGAAACGTTGACTGTATTATTTGTGATGGTAATGGTGTATACACCGGACATCCAGAATATGATCAACCTTCGGCAATGAATATTGATGATGGATCGGCAACTAGACTTAATTTATTTGATTGGAATACATTACAATCTCAAGTAGGGGCACCAGATACTTACACATATTCAAACCCAGGTAGTTATCATGCAAACCACGTAATGGGAACTGTGGGTGGTAATAGACAAGGTTGGGCTAGAGATGCTAACCTTTATAATTTATACTACTACGCTGGCGCTATTAATAACAGTAATTTTCCTTATGTATTTGATTACATACGAGCATTCCACGAAAATAAAGCACCAAATCTTGTTACAGGATATAAAAATCCAACAGTAGTAAACAACAGTTGGGGTATGAGTATTTTCCCTCAACAATGGAGTTTTAGCGCAATTACTGCGGTTACTTATAGAGGAACTAGATATACTCCAACCGGTGATATTGTATACGGAGGTGCAAATGGAGTTTATAGTTCTACAACATCACTAGCAAGTTTTACAGGAGATCCAGACAACGGTCTAGGACAACGTATTACCACAAGTGGTAGTGAAGGATCTGCTGTTGGTGACTATACTGCTATTCCTACAGGCTGGACACGTACTGGAGGAAACGTAAGTGAAACTTTAACTACAGTGCCAGATTCTACATATACAGTTCTAATTCAAGGACCATCTGAAATTAATTTTAGACATAATGTTAGTTCAGGCGGAATAACTGGACAGACAACTGTTCAAGGGACTGTTACAGTACAAGATGCAAATAGTATCACTGTTGCTAGTGTTACTGATACACAAACATCTGCCGATGGTGGCACAGCAGAAATTGATTTAATTAATCTAAATCTTTCATTACCTAATACAGAAATATATTCAATTACATATTCTACTTCAGTAACACTAGCATCAGATCCAACAACAGCGGCATTTATGAGTTGTACTATTGTAGGTTATCAAGAATCTAACCCGGCGGCAACTGTTACTTCACTAGGAACACAATTAATTGGATCAACAGCAACACTTACTGCTAGTGTTACTCCAACAGTTGGTGGCAACGATGATGGTTACTGGACTCTTAATTTACCGTTTAATATCACATACCTAAGCGAAAACTACAATACAGTATACATGGGTACAAACAGTTATCTAACATTTGGAGCAGGAGCAACAAGTTATTCTGGTATTGATGAAAACACTCCTGCACTTCCTAAAATTATGATTGCAGGCGGTGATCGAAGTGCTCAAAGAATTTTTTACGGTACAAGTGGTACAGTAGGAAGTAGAATATTCACATTAATTTATGAAGGTCATACTGACTATCAAAATGGGGTACTGGGTTCACCGACTATTAGATATGAATATAAATTTTATGAAGCAACTCCAACACAGATTGATTTAGTTATCGAACGTAATGATGTATTTTCAAGTTCGAGTCCTTTTTCAGATGCACAATTAAATGCTTGGGGCTTTATAGCAGGACAACGTATTCCTTTACGAGTTGCGGCATTGGACGCGGATATTGAAGATGCTATTGACGCAGGCGTAATCACTATTGGCGCGGCAGGCAACGGACGATGGAAGCATGATATACCGGGCGGTCCTGATTGGGATAATACATTTGAAATGAATGGCCAGACATACTATTATATGAGAGGTACTTCACCTACAGCAAATGACGACCTTGTAAACGGTGATTACGATATTCCAAATATATGTGTAGGTGCTACTGATGTTGGATTAACATCTGGGCTCGACAGAAAAGTTTACTTTAGTGATTGTGGTCCAGGCGTAGATATTTACGCTCCTGGCACTAGCATTATGAGTGCTCATAATTCAGGATCAGCACTTGATCCTAGAAATGGCAGTTATAAAATTTCTAAAATTTCAGGAACATCGATGGCTAGTCCGCAAGTAGCAGGACTAGTTGCTTGTATGATGGAAACGTACCCACACTGGAAACAAGAAGATGTAAAAGCGTATCTTGTAAGCAAGTGGGCAGAAGAAGGTCAACTATATGATGCAATATCTACAGAGGATCCAACAGATTCAGATGACTTACAAGGGTCACCTAATATACACGCAAAATATAATTACGAACGACCACTAGAAGGTGCAGTATATCCTAAAAAGGATTACGCAATCCGACCTACAGTAGGAATAAAGTATCCTAGAGTTAAACGTACTGTAATTAAGAGACAACCAGAATAGGATAAATATTAGCATGGCAATACAATTAGTTAATATCGGCGGCGTAGCAAATGATGGAACAGGTGATGATCTAAGAGAAGCGTTTGTAAAAGTTAATAATAACTTTACTGAACTTGATAATAGAGCACCTGAACAAACAATAGCATCTAACTTAGGTTCTGTTGGTGAAGGTCTATTTGCACAAAAAGTAGGCTATGATTTGCAATTCAAAAAGATTGTTGCTGGCGGTAATGTTTCAGTAAGTTCAGATGCTAGTGGCGTAACTATTTCTAGTGTAGGTGGATTACAACAATTAATTGTTGCTACAGACACAGGAAATATTACTCTTGCAGAGGGCGATACATTTACTATTGCTGGTGGAACAAACGTATCTACTGTAACACAAGGCGCTAACGGAATAGTAATTAATTCACAAACTGAATTAAGTTCAGACGTTACTCCGCAACTAGGCGGCAATTTAGATGGTCAACAAAGAGACATTTTAAATGTCAGAAATATTCAAAGTCTTGTTCATTTAATTGATGTGCGAGATATTTACGGATTTAATTTTGGTACTATTACTGGTAGTACTTCAAGTATTATTGAATTCTTAGGATCCTCTACTATTGTTGATATGGGAACTATCACATCACCATCTGCGTTTAGTATTGATATGGGAACTATCACAAATCCATTATAATACTCTATTCAATTTCCGATAAATATAATAGAATAAGGAATTATTATGTCGGTAATCTGGACTAGAAAAACGGGAACTAATTTAGGTATTTTTGCAGAAAACGCATCTGTACGAGTAGCACTCCCTTTAAATACATCTTCAAATACAATAGATAACGTTCAAGTAATCAGTGGTAAACTACCACCGGGATTAAGGATTGAAGGTTTATACATTGTTGGTACACCGTTTGAAGTAGAAAGATTAAGTGAATTTAAATTTGTTCTTAGAGCAACAGATATCAATACTGCTATTGAAGATAGAACATTTACTATGCTCATTGATGGTGCTGACGAACCTGTATGGGTAACTGGTGAAGGACTTATTCCAGTAGATCCAGATTCAAAATACTTTGTATTAGATAATACTGTACTAGATTTTCAACTAAAAGCAATCGACGCTGATTTACCAGCAGGTGACAATTTAGAATATTTTATTGCTGATGACGAAGGAGAACTGCCTCCAGGTACACGTTTAACTAGTGACGGTAGAATTGTAGGAGTAGTTGAGCCAGTACTTGCACTTGATACTAGAGCAGGAAGTGGACACTACGATGCTAACGTGTTTGGTACTTTTCCATATGACTTTGGTGAAAGAAGTGCTAACGGATTTGATAGTTTCTTTTACGATACAAGAATTTATGACGACAGAATTCCAACTAAACAGCCTAGAAAACTAAATCGCTTTTATGAATTTATTGTTACTGTTACAGACGGTGATACATTTAAAAAACGCAAGTTTCAAATTTATCTTGTAGGAGACGACTTCTTACGTGCAGACAATACTAAGATGCAACTTGCAAACGGATTGTTTAGTGCAGATAATACATACCTTAGAACACCACTATGGTTAACTCCGGCTAATTTAGGTTACCGTAGAGCAAACAACTATCTAACATTTTTCTTAGATGTATTAGATACAGAAACCCTTGCAGGTAGACTAATATACACATTAGAAAACTTAAATGACGATAACTCACTTAGCCAACTTCCTCCAGGAATGCAATTAGATAGTACCACTGGAGAAATAGCAGGTAGAGTTCCCTATCAACCAGCAGTTACAAAAGAATATAAGTTTACAGTAAAAGCAACTAGAGTTGATAACGAATTAAATGAACTAGCAATTAAGACAAAAACTTTTACTGTTAAAATATTAGGTGAAGTAGATTCAACTATTCAGTTTATTACTCCAGAAGATTTAGGAAGTATTAGTGCAAACTTTATTTCAACATTAAGTATTAAAGCAACTACAACAGTTCCAGATTCAAGATTATTATATAGTATTGTACAAGGATCATTGCCAAATGGTTTAACTTTAGATATTAGTGGAGAGATTATTGGTAAAGTTAATCAATTTGGTACTGCTGATAAACTAGGTCTTACTGTGTTCGATAATGGTACAATGACATTTGATAATGCAAAAACTATTATCGATAGACAATTCAAGATTACAGTTAAAGCAGAGGACCGTTTTGGATTTAGTGCTGTTGAGCAAGAATTTAGATTACAAGTAACAGATCCAGACGATAACTTGTATAGTAATTTGTATATGAGGCCTTTCTTGAAACAAACTGTAAGAGATGAGTATTCTGCATTTATATCAAATCCAAATATCTTTCCGCCAGATGCAATATATAGAAGTGGTGATCCAGAGTTTGGTGTTCAAAAAGATATTAGAATGTTAGCATACGCAGGAATACTAACACAACAGATTAGAAACTATGTTGCCGCTACAGCAAAAAATCATAAACGTAGAAAATATAAACTAGGCAATGTTAAAAAAGCAGTAGCAAAAAATCCAGGATCTAATGACATTATCTACGAAGTAATTTATGTAGAAGTAATTGATCCAGCAATGCCAACTAGTGGTAATGTTAAGAAATATATTAAAACTACATCTGGTTCATCTAAAATTACAGTAGACAGTGTTCAGTTTGAAACACTAGATGACAATACTGCACTAGGTAGTGGTACTAGTTCGTTTGCATTAGATGTTAGGGGAGTCGGAACTCCGACTATTGATATTACAAGCATTGGTAATGATTTGGAAATTATCACTAGAAACGGTCGTATTGTATATCCTACTGTAGGAAATATTACTGTAACTTTAAGAAGCGGGGGTGTTGTTACATCAGTTCAGCAATTTGAAATTACTAAAGCAGAACCGTATAGATTTAGACCAATAACTAATACACTAAAAGTTGACAGTGATGCTGTATCAATTAGTCAAACTGAGCAGAACAAAAAATATATTTCTAACATAAAGAATATGCGTGATCGTATTAGCGATACTGGAATAACAGAACGTGAGTTTTTACCATTATGGATGCGTACTGCACAAGAAAATAGTGTGCAAGAATTAGGATATGTAACTGCAATACCAATTGTGTATTGTCAAACAGGAAAAGCAGATCAAATTCTGCTAAACATTAAAAACCAAGAATTTGACTTTAAATCTGTTGATTTTGATATTGATAGATATGTAATCGATAGCACTACAGGAAAGAGTGATGAGCAATATATATTGTTCGCAAATTACGAATACAACATATAAAGCAGATAAATAACATTAGAGAGGACTTAAAATGGCAAGTAATATTGATGATATAAGCATTAACGAAGCGTTTCCTGTAGCAGGACAGGATAATGATTCACAAGGATTTAGAGATAACTTTTCAGTTATCAAATCCAACTTTGTTGCAACTAAAGAAGAAATTGAAGATCTACAGGATAATACAGCAAAGAAAAATACTGCAAATAACTTTTTAGGAAATAATATCCTAAATGCTAACTTAGTAAATATTTCGGAAGAACTTAATGCTGTAGGAACTCTTCAATCCTCTCAAGATGTTGATTTTGCTAATGGGCCTGTACAAACATTTACGTTAGGTGCAGATGTTACCCTTACAACTACTAACTGGCCAGAGTCTGGTAAAGTTGGTAGACTAAGAATTATTTTAATCAATGACGGAACTCCGCATACTCTTACTATTGGTACAGAAGCAGGTAGTACACTTAAATTCCATAATGACTGGCCTACTTCTGATAATACTATCGAAATTGATAATGATCAAAATCCAAAAGTAATTGATCTTTGGACTTACAATGCAGGATCAAGTATTTTTGTTAAGTATGACGGACAATATTCTTAATGTTACATCCTATAGAAGACAATCTTGACAAATACACAACTCCTCAAATTGAGGAAAAGTTACAAGACCTTTCTAAAAAATTCTTTATGACTAGGAACCCCCAAGTCCAAAGTCAAATGTCTACATTAATAGATATGTATAGAATGGAACTAAAAAGCCGTTATATCAAAGAAATGGCAAAAGACCAAGATAAAGATCTTGACAATCTCATTAATATAAGTTAAAATACTTGTATGTTAATAAAAACTGATTCAAACGGTATCCCACGGTTTTCTAATAAAGACCTTGTTGATATGATATATTCTGGACATATAGATAAGTGCCATATAGTTCTTTGTGATCCAAATGACGATATTGATAAGTTTAATCAAAATGCAAAAGAATTTGGTATTCCAGAATTAAAGAAGTATATTCCACTAGATGTAGATCAAAAGACTTTTGACGGTGTATGTCAGAGTGAATGGTTTATGCCTGAAGAATATAAGACACTAAACGTACACAACTATATTCTAACAAAGTGCGAAACACAAGAAGAAACAGCAAGATGTGCTGAAGAACTAGCAGAGTTTGAAGGCAGAGGTATGATAAACTTGTTGCGTTATATGATCTATCTTGTAGACTTTATGCGTGAAAATAGCATTGTATG